GTACACAGATGATAAAAGAATTAAATTTAATGGCAATGTGAATATTACAAAAGCGTATGAGTCAATCACTTCATATGCAGGATTTCATCCAATCGAAGCTGGAAAATTGATGGGTCTTTCTTCATATGGCGAAGAGAATGACATTATTCCTACTCTGTTCTATGGTGAAGATGCAAATCGAAATTTATTTCAACCTCAATATCCAAGAGGCGGTGCGCTAAACATAAACTCATTTCCTGAACTACGATTAAAGGCTATGGGTAATGATATAAATGCATCAAGCGCAGATATTGAAGAGATTGCAAAATACCCAGAAGATTTAAAATTGGTTCAAGACATTGCATGGAAGATTCAACAAGATTCACAGCGACTGGTTGGCGATTTGATTCAAAAATCTATTGATCTGACTGGAGAAAAAAACATTGTTATCTCTGGTGGATATGGACTAAACTGTGTAGCAAACTACTATTACAAAAAACGTTTTCCTGATATTAATTTGTATGTTGATCCTATCGCAAATGATGGAGGAACATCAATTGGTTTAGCAAAATTTTTATGGTACAAACATTGCAATGATGAAAACCTCAAGATTGAAAAGCAACCCTTAACGACACTGTACTTGGGCATAGATAGAAACAATGAAGTTGATGAGCAGAAATATTCTGACGAATTCACAATCGAAACAGTTACTGCTGATGATGTTGCACAGTTAATCGTAGATCAAAATATCGTATCTATATTTAATGGTGCCGCTGAAGCTGGACCAAGAGCATTAGGTAATCGATCTATTTTATTTGATCCACGAACAGAGAACGGCAAAGATATTGTTAACAAAGTAAAAGGTCGTGAGTGGTTCCGCCCTTTTGCAGGATCAATTCTAAAAGAGCATGTGCATGAGTGGTTTGATATGGCAGGCATGGATGAGTCTTCATTTATGATGTATGCTGTAGACGTATTGCCAGAACGTATCGGTCAAGTAACATCTATCACACACGTTGATAATACATGTCGAATTCAGACAGTAACTAAAGAACAAAATGAACACTACTACAATTTAATTGATGCGTTTAAGAAGTTAACTGGTGTTCCGATTTTATTCAACACCAGCTTTAATTTGGCAGGAGATCCATTAGTTGAAACATTTGAAGATGCAATTAATACTCTAAGAAGAAGCAAATTGAAATATCTATATGTTCCATCTAAAGGTATTATTCTAAAGAAAAAAACTGAGGAGGAATAATGGCTACAACCATAAAAAAAGAATTAGGTTATTTTGGTAACGTTTGGGTACGCCAACACAATTTAGAAAAAGTGGGCGATACAAATGATGGTGGACATGTTCACTATTTTGACCATGTTACGTTACTTGTTCGTGGTAAAGTTCGTGTCGATGTGACAGACACTATTACAAAAAAAGAACGAACAAAAGACTTTGAAGGTCCAACTTTCATGGTTATTCGTAAAGACCATAAACATAAAATCACTGCACTAACAGATGATGTTCAATACTATTGTGTTTTTGCTTTGCGTGATATTGACGGTAATGTTTCTGATAGTATCTATTCTAGTAGAAATGATCCCATTGCGGATGGTACTCCGATGGATGATGATTACTGGGTTAAAAAGAAATTAGAAGACCTCGATAAAGCAACAACCCATGACGAAGGTTGACATACCAAAGTCTTGGGCTTATACAGAGTTCATAACTGCAAAAGAGCAAAACGTTCTTTTGCAATTTGCTGATTCTGTTAGAAATTTATTAAAAAGTAATGGTCCTGGCAGATATTTTCAAGACCACATTGAACAAAAATATTCTTTACCACAAGAATATAAAGATGTTAAACAACGAATTATTGATACAGAAAAGTTAGAAGATTTTATCTTTGATCCTATATTTGGAGATTTTATAAGTTTTAATGAAACATCTGGAGCAATCCATGAACATAAAGATAACAACGAAAAAGGTTTCATTCATACTAGATACAATCTCTTATTGAGTGTTCCAGACTCAGGTGGAAATCCAATATATGATGGAGAAGTGATAAACGTTGAAGAAAGAATGTTGTGGCGATGTGAAGCGGGGTTATATAATCATGCTTCATTGCCCGTAATAGGTAGCAAATCAAGAATTAACATATCTTTTGGTTTTCAAGTGAAAGAAAATATATGAAATTAGATGTTCCTTATAAAGTTTTGTGTGATTTTGATTCTCAAATAATTGAGGGTATAAAAGAACGGCTAGAAGAAAAAGACTGGCATGTCAATGGTATTCGTAATACTATGGGCAACTTGGAACAAACACAATCTATTATTTTAAGATACTTTGACGATTACTCAAAGATAACTAACTTCTCAGATTCTTCTTGGCAAAGTAATATTATTAACCATGAATTGTATGAAAAATATTCAGACTTAATTGAGCAATCATTAAAACACATTTCTGACAATACAGACATTAAATTTAAAGAGTATATTTGTTTTTTTGCTAGATTGCGTCCGAATGGTGAAGTGGGTCAACATATAGACACGGGTGATTTTTTAGAAACCTGTCACAGAATACACATTCCTATTATTACACATCCAGACTGTAAGTATATTATTGAGGATGTTGAGTATCATTGGGAACCTGGTAATGTTTATGAGTTTGATAATACCCGTATGCATGGTGTTAACAATCGAAACGACCAATGGCGTGTTCATTTGATGTTTAACTTATACGAATAATGTTTGCACACACCGACACAATAGACACAACGCTAAAGCAAATCTTGTTAGAAGAAGTTTTAGCTAAGTGGGACAATAAGCACACGCACTTTAAATCTGGTGGTTCCGAAGGTGGATTGCGTGGGTATATGAACGTTCAAGAAAATTTTAGCAAATCGATTGTTGATTCTTGTAATTTAGAAATTAAAAAAATAATGACTGAATTAGGATTGAATAGTCACGAATTTGCGTATGCACGACATTTTCTTGGAGTAAATACTCCTGGTGCGTGGGTTGCACCACATACAGATGTTATTCAATTTTTATCTGCACCACATGACATAGACATTGAAGACTTTCGAGAAATTAGATGTAACTTCTATCTTCAGAGACCTGAAGCTGGAGGCAATCCTTGTCAAGGAGATGTTGTTTTAGAAAATGCAGACAACATGGGTTGGATTTTTAACGCATCTAAATCTCATCACTCAACTCCTGTTATAGGAAATACAAATAGAATAGTTATGAGTTTGGGTTCTGTTGTGAGAATAGACAAACTCAAAGATTTAAATCTGTTATAATGTATTAACAAACTCTAGTAGATTATTAAATACTAGAGTTTTTTTCTTTAGTTCTCTGTTGGCGTAAGTATTCAATTTTTCTAGTGTTTCTTTACCGTGGCCTGTTAGCACAAGGATTGGTTTTGATCCAACTTTATCTGCGGCTTTTAAGTCACTGATTTTATCTCCAACATACCAACCTTTTTTCCAATCGACTTTTAATTCGTCTTTGGCACGATTAAACATTCCGATATTTGGCTTTGCAAAAGTATCTTCTTTCATTGATGACGTTGAATAGTAGAGGCCATCGATTGATGAAATTCCGTTCTGTCCAAAAATACTCATCAAGTGATTGTTTACGTTGTCCACTTGTTGTGTAGTTTGTAGACCCTTTGCAATACCGCCTTGATTTGTGAGAATTACAAGTTTGTGTCCTTTGTCCCTTAAAATCTTGATTGCTTCAAGACTTCCTGGTATAGGAACTACTTGATTTGGGTCTGTTATATAATCTCCAATGTCTTTGATTATAGTACCATCACGATCTAAGCCAACAACGGGCAGAGTATGCTTGCGTTGGACTGTAATCAAATTTTCTAAAGTATATCTACTCATGCTTTCACTTTTTCATTGAAGCCATTAATTTGTGCTTGTGCTTGTTCCCTCATCTTGACCATTATAGTATAATATCCTGTCTCTGTCAACGTTTTGCCCATTAAATTTAGGAGCATGTTCACATCATTCACACTCAGTTCTACGTTAATTACTAAATTTTCCATAAATTCTCCATAGTTAAATCATAATTTATTTAGTTGATCTGAATTGAAGGTTTTGGTAATGATAAATAGAAGATGAAATTCATTAAGGGGCACAAGTAAATGAGTACAAGCAAACCAGCAACCAGAGAAGAATTCAAGCAATTCTGCCTTAGAAGACTAGGTGCGCCTCTCTTAGAGATAAACGTAGCGGACGAACAAGTTGAAGACTGCATTGAGATTGCATTTCAATATTACTACGACTATCACTATGATGCGACAGAAAAAGTCTATCTAGCACACGCAGTCACGCAAGATGACATAACAAACAAATACATTACAGTACCAGATGCCGTCATTGGTGTTATGAACATCTTTGACATTGGTGACAGTTATTCTACAAACAATCTTTTCAACTTGAGATATCAGATTTCTTTGAATGATTTATATTCATTCAATACTGGTCCGTTTGCGCCATACTACATGGCATTCCAAAATGTTGCAATGGCAGAAGAATTGTTTGTGGGTAAACAATCTCTCAGATTCAATCGTCACATCAACAGAGTTTACATTGATATGTCTTGGGATACAAAAGTAACTGTCGGCGAATTCATTATCATTGAAGGATATAAAAAGATTGATCCAGACACATTTACGGATGTGTACAATGATAGATTCTTGCAAAAGTATTGTACCGCACAAATCAAAAAACAATGGGGTGAAAACCTTAAAAAGTTTGAAGGACTTTCTATGCCAGGTGGTATCACATTTAACGGACAGAAAATCTGGGATGAAGCTACAGACGAAATTCAAGCATTAGAAGCAGAAGTCATTAGCACATATTCTTTACCAGTTACTGACATGCTAGGCTAATCACATGGCACGCAATCGTTTTTTTAATCAATACACTCCTGTTAAGCAGGAACAAAGTCTTGTTGAAGATTTAATTATAGAATCTATCAAGATTTATGGTGTAGATGGTTATTACTTACCAAGAACGCACGTAAATTTAGATAAGATTTACGGCGAAGATGCGTCTATGCTTTTTGATGATGCACTCGAAATGGAATTTTACATCAAAAGTTTTGATGGTTTTATGGGACAAGAAGACTTTCTTGCGAAGTTTGGTCTTCAAATTGACGAATCAGTCACATTTGCTATTTCACAAAAACGATTTACGCAATCATTAAAAACATCTATAATCACAGAATACTCATATAACATGTTGACTGAAGATGGAGATGAATTATTGAGTAACAGAAATGATGTGTCAGAGTATGACTACGAAGCCATTGTGAGACCAAGAGAGGGTGATTTAATTTGGATTCCTATGCTTAACAGCATGTATGAAATTAAATTCACACAGAACATTGAGAACTTTTATCAATTAGGCAAACTCTACACATACGAACTACGTTGTGACAGGCTTGAATACTCTAGCGAACGTATTGATACTGACGTTGCCGATATTGATGGAATCGAAGATCAATACAGTTTGTCAACTGCTAATAATGAAAAATTACTTGACGAAGACACTTTCTTATTCTTGCATGAAGATGACACATTCATTGTCAACGAAGCCGATGTTGTTGTCGCAGCCGAGATTTCAGCAGACAATGAAGAGATTGGTCAGAAAATTATTGACGATGATATTCTAGATTTCTCAGAACAAAACCCATTCTCATTGACAAGGACTTTCTAATATGATGTTCGGACACGACTTCTACCACGGAACGCTAAGACGTTACGTAATCATGTTTGGTAATTTGTTTAACGAAATTCAAGTTGACAGATACGATTCTGCGGGAACTAAACTTCAAACTGTTAACGTTCCAATTGAATATGGACCAAAACAAAAGTTTATCCAAAGAGTGACTAGCGATCCCGATTTGAATCGCCATGTTTCTACTACATTACCAAGACTGGGATTTGAGTTCACTAGCATGTCATATGCGCCTCAACGCAAATTAAACAGCGCACATAAAATATCTAGAGGTGTAAATACTGGAGGACTAGATTTTAACTTCATGCATACACCTGTGCCATATGACTTTAATTTCTCTTTACACGCACTTTTTAGAAACACCGAAGATGGCACACAAATTGTAGAACAGATTGTGCCATTCTTTACACCAGACTTTACTGTGACAATGAAGATGATTCCAGAAATGGCACTCAACATGGATATTCCAATTGAGTTAAACTCAGTAACATCATCAGACACATACGAAGGTGATATGGATTCTCGCAGAATTCAAACGTATCAATTAGATTTTACAGTCAAAGGATATTTATTTGGACCAATCAAGAAGTTCAAGTATATCGTTAGAGATGATATTAACTTTATTGATGATGGTTCTGCAATTAACAAAGCGATCATATCCACTCAAACGTTTACTGGAAACTCTGAATTTGAAGTGACCGAAACCCAAACTAACAACAATGGATATACGCCATAATGAAGAAAACAGTTGATGATAAGTTGAATGACATATTTGATGTGCAGGGTAAGATTGTTGAACAAGCATTGGTACCTGTTGAGCAACCAAAGCAAGAAGTTATTTCTGGTGCACCAAATGATGAATCGATTGATGCTGACTATGAATATGCGAGAGAGAATCTAAAGCTATTCATTGAGCAAGGCAAAGTTGCTATGGAAAACATTATCTTTTTAGCAAAAGAAGGTGAATCACCAAGAGCATATGAAGTTGTGGGTCAGCTAATTAAAACATTGTCAGACACGAACAAAGATTTGTTAGACTTGGGTAAAAAAGTAAAAGACTTGAAATCTAAAAAAGATGACACACAACAACCACAGCATGTGACAAATGCATTGTTTGTTGGTAGCACAGCAGAGTTACAGAAACTAATTGGTAAGAGATGACAGCGAAATCCTATCTAGGAAATTCTCTTTTAAAAGCATCTGGTGTTCCACTCAATTTCACAAAAGACGAAATTGAAGAATACTTGAAATGCGCTGACGATCCGATATACTTCATTGAAAGTTATTGTAAGATTGTCACGCTAGATCACGGGCTTCAACCATTCAAACTGTATGATTGTCAAAAGAACAAAGTAAAGATTATCCATGAGAATCGTAAAGTCATTCTTATGGAAGGGCGTCAGCAAGGTAAAACAACAACATCGGCTGCCTATATTCTATGGTACACATTGTTTCAAGGAAGCAAGACTGTAGCGATTCTAGCAAACAAAGCAACAGCCGCTAGAGAAGTTTTGTATCGTTATCAAATCATGTATGAGAATCTTCCTACATGGCTTCAGCAAGGTGTCACTACGTGGAACAAAGGTGACATTGCTTTAGAGAATGGTTCAATCGTATTCACAGCCGCAACAAGCGCATCAGGTATTCGTGGTAAGTCAGTTAACTTGCTGTACGTTGACGAAGCCGCTATCATACCGAACAATGTAGCAGAACAATTCTTTACCTCAGTTTATCCTACGATTTCTGCTGGTGAAACAACAAAGATTCTGCTAAGTTCTACCCCACTAGGATACAACCACTTCTGGAAGTTCTGGAACGATGCAGAGAACGATAGAAACGGGTTCGTCAATCTATTCATTCCATATTGGGACATTCCTGGTCGTGATGAAAACTGGGCATCCGAACAGCGAAGATTGCTTGGTGAATTGAAGTTCAATCAAGAGGTTCTCTGTAACTTCTTGGGTTCTAGTCTCACACTCATTGCTTCTGACTCTATTGCACAAATGTCGGCTAGTCCTATTCTTTATCAAAAAGATGGGCTTGACATTTACGAAAATGTTGAAAAAGATCATGCGTATTGTATCGTTGCAGACACAGCTAAAGGTGTCGGTGGTGACTATTCAGCATTTCAAATCTTAGACATAACTAAAATGCCATACAGAATTGTGGGTAAGTATAGAAACAATGAAATCAGCCCACTTCTATATCCATCAGTATTGTATAGAATTGGCAAAGAATACAATGAAGCATACGTTCTAATCGAAATTAATTCTTCAGAGCAAGTTGCTGAGATTTTGTACGCAGAGTATGAATATGAAAATATCATTTCTGTCAGCAGAACACCTCAAGGTCAAGTTGTCAATGGTGGTTTTGGTGGAAATAAAACACAGCTTGGTGTTATCACAGACAAAAAAGTTAAACGCATTGGATGCTCTAACTTCAAGTCATTGGTCGAAGAGAAAAAACTCATCATCAACGATGCTGATACTATAGCAGAAATTTCAACATTTATCGAAAAACGAAACAGTTATTCTGCTGACGAAGGATATCACGATGACCTAGTCATGCCTTTAGTGCTATTTTCGTGGTTGACAACAAACTCATACTTTAAAGAGTTGACAAATATTAATATACGAAAAGAATTGTACGAAACGAGAATCAAAATGATTGAAGATGAAGTCACTCCTTTTGGATTTATAAATAATGGTGACGAAGAAGATCAATTAGTTGATGCGGGAGGACAAGTTTGGCAAGTAGAAAACTATCGCAAATCTGATTTTTTATAAATAAATTAAACAAACCTAACATCAAAACATCATTATAACAAGGAGAATTCAATGGCTATAAGTCTAATTTCACCAGGAATCAAGATCACCGAAACAGATTTGGTGTCTTCCTCACAGTCAGTATCTTCAACATCTGGCGGATTTTCTGGTCAGTTTCGTTGGGGTCCTATCGATAAAGCTACACAAGTTACTAATGAAA